TTCTTCTTCTTGCGCTGTTGTTGTTTGCGCTGCTGGTTGTTGTTTTTCGCGTTGGGTTTGAGAGTGACTTCCATATCGTTGGATCGCTTACAAATAATAAAATTTGTTACCCACTGTTGCTTCAGGACAGTTGTGATTCTGCCCCCTATCCATACCACCTCTTTATTGGATAGGCCCGCTCATTAATTTAAGCATAGTCTACTTCCCAAATAGCCACAAAAACAGGGTGGCTCAGGAAGGTAAGAGGTTTGCTACTCAGGATCATAGCTTCAGCCTCTTCAAATGCACTTCTATCCATACCATACCTTTCTTGCAGCACAGCGTATGCGTCTTCACTGATTACTGCGGTACGGAATTGACCTGAACCCTGAATTGAAAATGGGTTCTTATCCTCTCTAGAACGTTGCTTCCTTTCGTTTGCGGTCTCACCTTGTTTATAGGTGTGTATGAAAGTGCCTACCAATGGAACAGGCATGAATGTGGCGAATGAGCAAGCGACATCATGTAGGTATTTGGAAGCAGAGGTAAATTTGTCCTTGTCTCCATACAAGGAAACGGGATTTTCTAGGCTCTTTCCCATTTTAAGAAAACGGGAAGGCAAAGGTGCCCAGACTAACCCGTGGGCCATGGTAGGATACCACAAGCCTTTAAGGAAAGTCATGCCAGAAAAAACATCTGGCGGGAAAACCTTCACTTTCATTTGAAAGCCAAGATTGGTGAACCCGTTTTGAATATCGCTATCCGTAAAGTCCGTAAATGCTAAAGGTGTAAGAACTTCAACCCAAGAATATGCCATGATCAAGCCATTACCCGTACTAGTGTTCGTCCCGCCAGAAGGGCGGGATGGACAATCTTTACGGTTGATAAAGAATGGATCGAGATCAGCATGATTTGTTGGGAAGTAAGCAAGGGGTAAATGAGTTTCAGCTTCGATGGCTGTGGCGATCAAGGATGGTACGCCGAGTTGCTCATTCAATTTTGCTTCCATTAGCATTGGACCTTGATTTTGGGTAATGTCAAATTTTCCAGCGTCACCTTCGATTAAGGTAATCGAATTCGGAGTATATTTAGCGACTGCGGAGTCGTCGCCACTAACCATGATTGATATTCCATACTGGCCCAAGGGGACCATATTTCGTTCCATAACATTCTTCATCCAATACGTGAGATCTGCATCCAGAGCAGCGCCAGCATAATGGATAGTGATGTAAAAGCGCAAAGAAGTGCCATCTACATCAATTTCAACGTAATTGCCGACGC